TCCCGTTGGAATAAAGCTCGGGTTCGTTTTTTGAAAACACATCCGCTTTGCGTGAGGTGTCGGGCGAAAGGAATGATTACACCTGCAACAGTGGTGGATCATGTCACTCCTCATCGAGGGAACCAAAAACTCTTTTGGAATGAGGGCAACTGGCAACCTCTTTGTAAATCCTGTCATGATCGAAAGACTATGACGGAGGATCATAATCCGATTTATGGATATGATTTTTGGTGAGGGGTAGGGGGGATCAAATCTCTGTGACTCACCTCTCAAAAGACCGTGGCCCCCTCAAACGTGCATTTTCGCAAAATGTAAAAGGGGTATATTTTTTGAAGAAATAAATAACTGAAAAACAAGCTGTAACAGGAAGTTATGGCTTGTTTTTCTTTCGTTTTATGATTTAAAAGGTTAGAGATTTCAGTAAAGAAAAGAGGCAGAAATGGACGATTTTCAGAGAAAACAGATTAGAAAATTACGTTCTGAAGGCTTGGGATACCAATCGATTGGAAAGATAGTCGGTTTGTCTAGGGATTCTGTTCGCAATTACTGCAAACGAAATCCGGAACTATTGGGCTATCGAAATGCCGTCACAAAGATGATGAAAGACCAAGCCAGTGGTCTTCCTTGTTGCCTTCACTGTAAAGAAACCTTTATCCCCAAAGGAACTGGTCGACCTAAGAAGTTTTGTTCAGATGCTTGTCGGAGATACTGGTGGCAGGACCATCCAGAATTACACCAGAAACAAAATACAGCTTACTATGAATTGGCTTGCCAACATTGCGGTAAGTCTTTTTTATCATACGGCAATGCGAAGCGGAAATTTTGTAGCCATGCCTGCTATATTCAATCTCGTTTTTACTAAGGAGGTAGTATGAAAGTCACACAAGATATGACATGGGTCTCTTTATCCATTGACTCTTTAAAACCAGCGGCTTATAACCCACGAAAGAAACTCAAGAAGGGTGATAAGGAATACGAAAAAATCAAGAAATCCATTGTGGAGTTTGGTTATGTTGCCCCGATTATTGTTAATTTCGATGGCACTGTAATTGGAGGCCACCAACGACTGACTGTCTTATCTGACTTGGGCTATAAAGAAGTTCAATGTGTTCAGGTTCAGATTAAAGATGAGAATAAGGTCAAGGCCCTGAATGTCGCTTTAAATAAAATCACAGGCGCGTGGAATGAAGAACTTCTCGCAGACCTGATGGTGGACTTGCAGGATGCGGATTTTAACTTAGACCTAACTGGATTTGAAGCTCCAGAAATAGATCAGCTCTTTTCCAAGGTTCACAACAAGGAAGTGAAAGAAGATGATTTTGATGTAGATGAGGAGCTGATAAAACCGACTATCTCGAAACAAGGGGATATCTGGCATCTTGGGAAACACCGGGTGATTTGTGGAGATTCTACAAATCCAGAAACCTATCAGCTTCTTTTGGAAGATAAAAAAGCCAATCTCGTTGTGACTGACCCACCTTACAATGTTAATGTAGAAGAAACAGCGGGAAAAATCAAAAATGATGATATGTCTGATGCAGATTTTTATCAGTTCCTTTTTAACATGTTTGTCAATGTAGAACAGTCCATGGAGGATGATGCTTCTATCTATGTTTTCCATGCGGATACAGAAGGACTGAATTTCAGAAGGGCCTTTAAGGATGCTGGCTTTTATCTGAGCGGTTGTTGCATTTGGAAAAAGAATGCTCTGGTATTAGGTAGAAGCCCTTACCAGTGGCAACATGAGCCAGTTCTTTATGGTTGGAAACAAAAAGGGAAGCACCAATGGTTTTCTGACAGAAAGCAGACGACCATTTGGGAATATGACCGTCCAAAATCCAGTAAGGAGCATCCAACTATGAAACCTGTTCAGCTCATGGCTTATCCGATTCAAAATTCTTCTATGCGAGGGACTCTTGTTCTAGACCCATTTTTAGGCAGTGGCTCTACCCTGATTGCGGCTGATCAGACAGGTCGAATTTGTTATGGCATTGAACTGGATGAGAAGTTTGTGGATGTTATTGTCAAACGCTACATGGAAGCAAGAGAAAACACGGATGTGAAACTAATCCGTAAAGGCAGGACCTTATCTTTTGAAGAAGCAGTCAGTGAGTATGAGAAAGAAAAAAGCGAAATATAAAAAAGTGACGGAAGCAGAAGCACGCCAACACCTCAAGGAACTGTCTGAAAAAATGGTCGATTTACCACTAAATTCTCCTGAGGTAGAGGAATTGAGGAACGTTATAGAGCGTGCTCGTAAGACTAGACAATTTGGTTATCTAGAGCTGGAGTATTTGTACAAAGTAATGACGGAACTGCTTGAAGAATTCAAACCAAAATCTCAAGAATAAATTGAATAATAACCTCTTATAACTGGATAAATATGTAGACTAGAGGTATTATACCATTGACCAAATTGAATCTCAAAGGAGAAACATATGATACTTTATTCAAATGCAGAAGCTAATCTAATGTTGGAACAAGCTCGCAATCGTTTAGCCCTCTTATCCAAAAGATTTATAACCTTGGCTCAAGAACTAGAGTTGGACAGTGTAGAACAGGAAGATGCTACTCAGGTTCATAACTTACTAACCTTCATTCAAGAAGCCGATATGAGTGGAAAAATGGCTGATATGGAATTGCAGCTGATTGTCGAAGATACCAACCGTATCTGGGAAGAAGTGTCTTTCACTTAGAGGAAGGTGAGGGTAACAAACATGAATGCGAAGATTGTAGAATTATTAAAAAAGCGGTATCCTAATGGAACAAGGGTGCGGCTCTTAAAAATGGAGGATCCGAATCCAGTGCCAATTGGTATGTTGGGAACGGTGGAAGATGTAGATGATATTGGTTCCTTGGTTGTTCAATGGGACAATGGCCGACAACTCCATGTGTTACATGGGATTGATGAAGTAGAGAAAATCGATTCATAAGAAATTAAGCCTTCGGGCTTTTTTCTTGTGGGCTGAAGGAGGTGAGGGCATGGCACAAAAGGGCAGAAAGCCCAAACCAATTAGTTTAAAAATCTTAGAAGGGAATCCTGGCAAGCGTCCACTTCCAAAGAATGAAATTCAGCCTAAGAAGAAAGCTCCTAGATGCCCTTCCTGGCTTGAAGAAGATGCCAAGAAAGAATGGAAGCGTATGAGCAAAATCCTAGAAGGATTGGGACTTTTAACCGATATGGATATGACAGCTTTTGCGGGTTACTGCCAAGCTTATGCACGCTGGAAGGAAGCAGAAGAGTTTCTTTCAAAACATGGTTCTATTATTAAAACTCCCAATGGCTATCTCCAACAAGTGCCACAAGTTTCTATTTCTCAGACCAATCTTAAAATCATGCTCAAATTCTGTGAACAGTTTGGCTTAACTCCATCTGCCAGAACACGGCTGGCTTCGATGGATTCCGAAGTGGGTTCAGGAGATGAAATGGAAGATTTACTAGGAGGGCGCTTATGACGTATCACTATATCCCTTCTCCCTTCATGCTTCCAACTTCCCATTATGACAAGAAAAAGGCAGACCGAGCAGTAACCTTCATTCAGAATCTCTGCCACACCAAAGGGCGCTGGGCGGGACAGAAATTCTTATTATTACCCTGGCAGGAACAAATTGTACGTGACCTTTTTGGTATCGTAAAGGAAGATGGGAATCGACAGTTCCTGACGGCCTATGTAGAGATTCCCAAAAAGAATGGGAAGTCTGAACTGGCTGCTGCGATTGCTCTTTATCTCTTATACGCAGACGGGGAAGCCAGTGCAGAAGTGTATGGGGCGGCTTGCGACCGAAATCAAGCTTCTATCGTATTTGATGTGGCTAAGCAGATGGTTTTGATGAGTAAAGCTTTGGAGAAACGATCCAAAGTCATGGGTGCCACTAAACGTATCATCAATTATTCCAATGCTGGTTTCTATCAAGTGTTATCGGCTGAAACTGGGACCAAGCATGGACTCAATGTATCAGGTTTAGTCTTTGATGAAATTCATGCCCAGCCCAATCGCCATTTATACGATGTCTTAACCAAAGGGAGTGGTGATGCCAGGGAGCAGCCGCTCTTTTTTATTATCACGACAGCAGGAAACGATAAGAACTCTATTTGTTATGAATTGCATACCAAGGCCTTAGATATACTAAAGGGGCGAAAAAAAGATAGTACCTTTTATCCAGTTGTCTATGGCCTTTCAGAAGAAGATGATTGGAACGATGAAGAGAACTGGCTAAAGGCTAATCCCTCTCTTGGTCATACGATTGGGATTGAGCGGGTTCGGGAAGCTTATCTGAATGCCTTAGATAACCCAGCAGAAGAAAATGTATTCAAGCAGCTACGACTCAATATCTGGACCAATTCAGCTGTGACTTGGATTCCGGAACATATCTACGATAAAGGAAGACAGCCGATTGATGTGGAGAATCTAAAAGGCAGAGATTGTTATGCTGGTCTGGATTTATCTTCCACTTCAGATATTACAGCCTTTGTCCTAATCTTCCCACCAAGAAATGAAGCAGAGAACTATCAAGTTCTTCCATATTTTTGGTTGCCTGAAGAAACCCTGGTTCTTAGATCTAGACGAGACCATGTGCTGTATGATGTCTGGGAAAAGCAAGGCTTTCTTCTTACCACAGAAGGGAATGTCGTTCATTACGGTTTTATTGAACGGTTCATTGAAGAACTGTCCACTATCTACCATATCAAAGAAATTGCCTATGACCGCTGGAATGCGACACAGATGGTTCAGAACTTAGAAGGCATGGGCTTTACAATGGTTCCATTTGGTCAGGGCTATAAGGACATGAGTCCACCTTCCAAAGAGTACTATAAACTCATGATGGAAGGTAAAATCCAGCATGGGGGTCATCCGGTTTTGAAATGGATGGCTCAAAACGTAGTCATGAGACAGGACCCAGCCGGAAATATTAAGCCTGATAAAGAAAAATCTGTCGAAAAGATTGACGGGATTGTCGCAACCATTATGGCTTTAGACAGGTGCATTCGACATCAAAAGAATGACGGTAGTATTTATGATGAGCGAGGAATCTTATCCTTTTAAATTTATTAGATTTTCCACAATTGAAAGAGTGATTGTAAAGCATCTCAAGAGAGGTGCTTTTTTTCATGCCTAGAAAAGGAGATGACTATGGGAATATTGGAACGATTAGGACTAAAACGACAGAGGGGAGAGCCCAAAAATAAGTATGAAGGAAATGACTTTTCGCTACTCTTTGGTCGAACCACGAGTGGGAAAACGGTCAATGAACGGACGGCATTACAAACGACAGCGGTCTATGCCTGCGTAAGGATTCTGTCAGAGACCATTGCATCTTTACCTCTTCATGTTTATCGATACACCGAAGGAGGGAAAACGAAGGATACAGAACATGCCCTTTACACGCTTTTGCATGATGAGCCGAACCCTGATATGACTTCTTTTGTCTTTCGAGAAACCTTGATGAGCCATCTCTTGATCTGGGGGAATGCCTATTCTCAGATTCTTCGTGACCGTTCAGGTCAGGTGATTGGGCTGTATCCTTTGCTACCGGATCAGATGAGCGTTCATCGAAGTGAGAAGGGGAAGCTCTATTATGTTTACAATCGTTATGAGGAAGACAATCCTAATTTTCAGGAAAAAGGAAGCATTGTTTTATCACAAGAAGAGGTACTTCATATTCCAGGCTTAGGGTTTGATGGTCTGATTGGTTATTCTCCGATTGCTCTGGCGAAGAATGCGGTGGGGATGACGCTTGCTTGTGAAGAATATGGCTCTAGTTTCTTTAGCAACGGTGCTAACCCCGGTGGAGTTCTCGAACACCCGGGTATCTTAAAAGACCCTGGAAAGGTGCGAGATTCTTGGAATGCAGTCTATCAGGGGACACGAAATGCTCATAAGGTAGCTGTCCTGGAAGAAGGGATGAGCTATAAGCAAATTGGGATACCGCCTGAAGAAGCACAGTTCTTGGAAACCCGCAAGTTTCAAATCAATGAGATTGCACGTCTCTTTCGGATTCCACCGCATATGGTAGGAGATTTAGAGAAGTCCAGTTTTTCTAATATTGAACAGCAATCCCTTGAGTTTGTTAAGTATACCTTGGACCCCTGGGTGGTTCGGTTTGAACAGGCTCTTAAGAAAAGTTTGCTGCTGCCAGAAGAAAAGAAGACCCATTTCATTAAATTTAATGTAGATGGCCTGCTTCGTGGAGACTACCAAAGCGGGATGACCGGCGATGCGATTGGCCGACAACACGGCTGGCTCTCGACAAACGATATCCGGGAGCTAGAAGAACTCAACCCTATCCCGCCAGAAGAAGGCGGTGACCTTTATCTCATTAATGGCAATATGACCAAGCTAAAAGATGCAGGAGGATTTATGAAAGATAACCATGAAGGAGAGAGTCATGAATAAATTTTGGAATTTCAGCGAGGATGAAACGGGGCGTGTGCTGCATCTAAATGGTACGATTGCTAGTGAATCCTGGGTGGATGATGATGTGACTCCGCAAATTTTTAAGAATGAACTCATGAGTGGCACCGGACCATTGACCTTATGGATTAACTCACCGGGTGGAGATGTCTTCGCGGCAGCTCAAATCTACAATATGTTAATGGAC